GTGATCCACAAACAGTTATGTAGCGGATGTTCTTTTATACTGTACCGTCAACGGTGCAGGTTACAACTTATATTTCTAGTTATTGTTAGCAACAATCATCAATACTTACAGTAGAAGAGTAAAGCACCGAAAGCGGTCGCGGAGCCTGGAACGCCACCAAAAATATGTCAACCAGTATCGATGCCCAACCTAAAGGATTAACTGCACCTCTAACGATGCTTTTAAAGGATTAAAAGATGAAAAGATTAACCAGAGAACAATGGGGTGCCAGAGCGTGTTCGGGCTTATAAATGCTGTGAATTGATGAGCAAGCGACCGTTTTAGGTGTGATGCCTGGGTGCGGTATATTTTCGTGCCAGACGAACATTCCTTACAGTTTAAACATTGGCGGGCTCTGAATGACATCCAGAACGTGAGTAAGTGTAGCATGACAAGACAGTTTGTGGAAAAACACAGGGTACATTTATTAAATATATACATAAATACAGAATAAATAAAACAGACACACTAAATAAGTTTATTAGTTTTTTCTCTTCTTTTTTGCTGTAGAGGACCCCTTAGAGGGCGCCGGACGCTTGAGAGACCGTGTAGCTGAAGATGACCTTCGCATTCCCGTTTGTGCAAGGAATTTTCTTCCTAAAGCATGCTGATCCAGCTCCAGTGACAGCTTTTCTTTAAGGTCCACGTTCCAGAAATTCATAGAGGCGTAGGGGTCTTCCTTTTCTTTAGGAGGAGCATCATCAGGGCACTTTGTAGCCTCAGAGTTTATATACCTGTATGTACTTTCAAGTCCAAGTGTAGGTGGGGGCACAAACCCCAGATTCCAGTCATCCAAGATGGCGGGATTCATTTTGTGAATGTGAGATAAGACATCAGGAGTCAAAGTCACTTTGCACAGTGTTACAATAAAAGACAGTTCAAATTCCTCTACATGTCTTGCATAATGCTTAAAGTTCTGAGCATTATATGTCTGTGCATTGCTCTGTGTGGTCATTGTGATGTGAAAGTTGGTGTTTCTGGTGTTGTCCATCACAGTTACAAATAAATTGTTTTGCCAGCAAATGCCATTGTTTCGTCCCTGAGCCTTAGATAGCCAGTAAGGCCTGTTAAAGAGTTGTGTATCACTGGTAACCAGAGATCCACTGGGTGTCCCAAAATAATTAGCATTAGATGGGGGGTCATTTTTGGGAGCATCACCCTTTAACAAGTGTCCTTCTGCAAGGCCCTCGCCGGCTATGCCTGCTTTTACAAACAAATGCCTGCAGTAAACCTGCTCTCGCTTTCCATAAAAGAAACAACTGTCACCATATGTTTCATTGTTCATCTTTAGAAAATCAGGCCATTTGCAGGTAGAGTATAGAATGTCTAACGGTACCCCAGCTCTTGACTCATCTAATGCTTTGAAATTCATGGCTCCAAACCCAATATCACACATTTGGCCATCCTCAATAGTGGTAGACACAAGCTCAATTGGGGGGCAATCGCCTGCCTTTGCCTGATTTTCATCAGCCACGCATCGCTTTGCAATGTCCCAGTGTGCACCCTGACAAGGCTTGCATCCTACTATAAACATTTGTGTCTGTTTTGGATCAACAGATATGTTCATCCTGTCATCTTTTTCTTTATTTGTGCTCCATCTATTTGCATTTTCACTGTCCTGCGACCTGTTGTATAGTGGGTTTCCAACAGTTCCAAATCCTAGTGGTCCTCCACGATTGATTTCCAGGCCTACCAGTTTCCACACCAGACGTTCATTATCAGGGTCATAAATTCCTGGGTCTGAAAGGGCAAACTTGTTTGGGTCTGGTAGCATCACTCTAAAAACTCTGTACTGATTTCCAGAAACCTTCGGTACAACCACCTTGTCCTCCTTCTTTACTTCAAAGTAAGGATTTCCGATGGTGAGCAGACGTTCACTGCTTGCACAGTAATAGATGTTCGTGGGTTTCACATATTCATCCGTGGTCACTACCTTTGCAACTGGGTTTGGCGGTGGGAGATACAGTTTGGTTTGTGGTTGAACCCAAAATGCTGCAGCCATCTGCAATGAAAGTTCAGAACAACTGTGGGCGTCTTTTCCTTTTTCTTTGTTTGATCAAGCTAGGATGCAGGTCAAAGGTGGATGAAAGGTCAGAAAAGAAAGGTGTGACAGGATGCTGTGATGAAGTGGGAATAACAGGGGCCTGAGTGTCACCTGTGTCAGGATGTGCAACCACAACAGAATGAGCGAGGTCATCACTAATTGTGATGTATGCCTTAACACTATTTTTGTAGGTCACGGGGACATCCACGATTCTGGCCCGTCCACGCTCTGTGGATATAGCTAGTTGACCATGACTAAAGTCCTCCTCGTAGTCATCCAGCAGTGCCTCATCCGGATATGACAGACCACCTTCAAAATTTGTGCTTTCTATTATTGCGCTGTCTGTACTTCCTAAAACAATGACTCCTTCTCCTGATTGCTCCCCTACAGGGGTTAATTCTAGCTGCATGCTTTCAGGAACCCTAGAGATGCTAGACAAATCATAAAAAAAATGTGTTTTCCCCCCTGTATGAGTTCCACTTCGTAGCCTCATAGTGGCATGGGTTCCCAGTCGGCTGACACGAACACGCCCCCCTGGTGCCAGTCCAAAATGGGCCTTGCCCAGTTTTTTAACATCCCGGAAATCACTATCGGGTGCAGCGCGAGGGATGTCGGGATCAACATCGAATGTCAAGGTGGAGTCAGGGTCAAACGCGGGATTTTCAAATTCCACCAATGCCGAGGGCTGCGTTACAAAAAGAGGTGTAGAGACAGGGTTTTGTCTAACGGTTCTGTGATAAAATTGGCGGGCCCGCTTCACTATTGTGTCTAGTGGTGTGCTAGTTCTTTGAAGGGGCTCCTCAATGTCAAATTCTGAGGGGCCAAAGTCATCTAAAGGTATATGCTCAAAGGCACTGTCATCCCCCACGATAGATCCCTGCCCATCAAATGCCACCACAACACTTCTGCTAGAAGAGGCCTCTCCAGCAGTTGGAGTACTGTGCAAAATTGTGGTGAATGAGGGGTTGCTGTGCTCCGAGGTGCTTGTGACGTGTGGAAGTTCACTTGGCCCACCAACCTCAAGTATTGCCACACTTTCATCCCCCTCCCCAGAAGCAGTGGTAACTACAGGGTTTCCTGGTGGAGGGTGGACCTCCACCTCATGAACTATAATGCCAGGGCCAGGGTCACTGCTGACAGTGGTCACAGACTCCTCTAATAATGGGACAATAGCAGAATCTTCAGCGGTGACTGCCCCACCCCCCACCTCCACAGGGCCCAGTGGATCTATGGGAATTGCAGGGCGAGGTATGGAAGGGCGGCCCGTGGCAGGAATATCCCCACCAAGAGGCCTGTACCCAGTTGCCCCCCCTGTACCTTTCCCTGTCCCAATGCCCAAACCTCCAAAGTAAACGAGACCACCACCAATTTGTAAGATCTTATCTGCTGGAGTCTTTTGCTCCACTTTATTGACCACATCTGGTATGCAATCACCTCCAAGTTGGCAGTGACGATAAAGGTTTGTGGCGGAATCCCTTTTTTGTCTCTTTGACCTCGGTAGTTGCATTGTGTTGTTTCAGGAAGGCAAGTGAAGAAGGAAAAAAGGAAAGAGGGGGAAATGGAGATAGAAGCGCTGTTCGCGTGGAATGTTAAGCTGTTAGTATGTTAATGATGGTATTGATGGTGGTAACGTACAATGTACAAGGATGGCTTTTCTGAGATAATTTCAACTGTTGCTTTTGCATGCATGTGAATGTATGACTATGACACGACAATCATGACTTACAATGGATGGTTGTGCTGTTTCTTCAACAAAGACCACTGAGCTAAATCACCTTTGCTTATTGTCCTAATGAGGAAAAAAAAATCCTACACCCTCACCAACTGCATATGCATTGTGCTTTTACTAAAAAAATAAACTCTTGTTCTGTAGTATAAAAATGTGTTACAAAAAACATACCCTGTATCAAAAGCCTCCCTCTGTATGACTCCCACCCCCACCCAGTTACCCCTAATATCTGTCTAACCTATTAATGCCCTTATATCCTATGCTTACACTAAGTACTATGTCCTATGGTCCTATGAAATCTACAGCCAGTCTTTTATTTATTGGTGGAAGTGAGTAACTGTTTCTATGCCTTACCTACAAATATCCTATGAGTACTAGCCTATGTGACTTAAACTTAAACTATGCTAAATGAAATGAGTAAATGCTGTGCCTCACACACAAAAAATACTATACATTGTATATACAATATGTACACCTATTTACAAGTGGCAATCACAAGGATTCAAAACTCCCAAATGACACATCCATGCCCTTTGGAATTTTTACAATAGACATAAATTTCTGTCTTTCTCCATCATTTGAAAAGGCAACAATCATGCGCTGCCTCCCAATCTTAGTCCCCTCGCAACCCACCCAGGAGAAGCCAGTACTGATCACAGTGAACAGTCCAGAGTGCCTGCGGCGCCAACGCAGTCGCAAACACTTCAAGCTGTTGGCTCCTCCTTTCAGAAGGATCACGGGAATAGACCCAAGCTGAGACGAAGACCCTGCAGGCCCTTGCTCAGCTGTCTCTCTAGGTTGTCTATATCGTCGTCCCACTTCTGCATAAGAGCAGAAAGGAGAGAGCCTTGGGTATGGGGGTGGATCCTCGTCGTCCGAACCCTCGTCCTGGTCTTCGTCGTGGCCCGGTGCTGGGCCTGCGTAGTAGGGGGATTGAGGGCGTGGAGGGCTGTTCTCCTTGTCCTCTGCTCCCTCCTGGTCCCTCCTCCCCGAGTCTATGTTCACAGCGTCCCTCTCCTGGTCTCCCGACCCCGGACCTCTGTCCCGAGCCCTCAACCTCCCTCTCCTGCGGCGTTTCCTCCGCGGCTCCTGGGGGGGCGTCGGGTTGTGGCAGCTGCAAGGAACTGGAGGCTGGAGGAGGCGGCGGGGGCGGAGGTTGGTCCTCGTCCTCGTCCTCGTCCTCGTCCTCGTCCTCGCCCTCGCCCTCGCCCTCCTTCGGCTCCTGCGGCCCTTGCTCTTTCTCCCCCGTGTCCGGGTTCCGGGTGGGAGGCTGTCAGGTGCTCTCCATGGTGGGGGCCACCAGGTCGGGGCGTTGGTGGTGGGGAGGGCCGCGGTGGATCCCGAGCTAGAAACAGAAGTAGAAAGGCACATATTTTTATAACGGACCTGCCACATTCCACTTTCACTATACTGCATGGCCTCTTTGTTGAAGTCCACATAGTAGTGAGGATCACCATCCTCATCCTCATAATACAGGCCTTCGTAGTCAACCTTTCCCTGCACTTTACACCACTCATTGTTACTGTTCTCATAGTATATGTATGTCCACGCCGTGTATTGACAACAGTTCTCCTCGTCATTATCAAACCACACGTCTACAGGATACCCTCCCTTTTTAAAGCAGTTCTTTGGCTCTGCATTCCACCTTTCCAGGCATGTCTCAGTCATTGTCCATGGCTCAGTTGCATATGGGGAGCTACACAGTCCTTGCAACTGAAGACTCATCATAATGGCCTGCTTAGCCTGTGTTTCACTGCTTTGTAATGAGGGCACAGGAAAGTGTCCCAGGGTGGGCATGTTGCTCCTCCTTGCAAAATTCAGCATCACGCTTTCCCTTCTTCTGCATTCCCAGTATAAAACCTGGTCTTGCAGTTTTCTACTGTTCTGCTCATAGTGCCGAAACAGAACTTCCTGCAGAAGCGCGAAACGCTGGTGAAGGGTCTCCATCCTCCTCGTCCAGGTCTAGTCCTAACTGATGATGGAGTCTTTGAAAAAAAGACTTCCAGCTACTGGACGTTAAGGAAAACAAAGGAGAACCATCCTCATTAAATGGAAAAGGCTTTCCAAAACAAAAGCCTTTCATTCTGCTTTTCAGGTAAAAATACAAGGGGTCATCATGTATATTAATATTTGATGTCAAAAGCATAGGGGGCATTTTCATCTGCATTAGGCTCTTATGTTTGCAGTCCAATGCAACAGTATTTCCATCAAATGCACTACGCATGGTTTGGTCCAGATACTGCAAGCAAGCATGCGTGGCATCATCAAGCATCCCTATCTTGGTGTCTGCTAGGGGCATGAGCCAAAAATGGCTTTTGCTGTTAACAAAAGACACAACTTTGCCTTGCAAGAACTGAATAAGGGTGAAGCAAAAATGTGACTTCCCAGTATCGGGGGGGCCGTGAAAGATGATGCACTGTTTTTTAGGCACTCCTGCAAGCAGGTGTCTCAGTGCCCCCAAAAAGTCTAAAAAGTTCACACACTGATACTTAAGAAATTTTGCTATTTGTGTCCAGTCTCCGTCTTCTGTCACCTTAGAACAGCAGTGTGACACCCACTGAGACATACTCATACTCCTCATCTCATGCCTCCTGTAATGCTTAACCATAGATGCACAGTCCTTAACAAACCTAGCCTGTGCATTGTGCCTCAACCATGCTGCTGCGTTAGCGTCTACATCTGCAATCCTAGCATACTCAAACGCAATTTCAGACTCATCTGTGAACCTGTTATCATATGCCCACTGCACCATTTTTTGCAATTCAAAGCTTTCTGAACCACTCTGATGCTGAATCAGGAGCTGACAGGCTAGCCAGTCCGGATACTCCCCATGTTTATGGGTTGCCTTGCTCATGGCACTTTTAAAAAAAAACAGGGCCACAGGAACACTCCTGTTTCTCGGAGGCTCTGCCTTTATCTGCCCTTTCCCAACATGAAGCATGGTGCTAAACAAATTCAGCAGGGTGTCCCTGCTTTTAGCACTTTTGAAACAAACGAGAAGCATCATCTCGTCCCCCATTAAAGACCTTGTAAGCTGAAAGAAGCTCGCATGGGGTTCTAGCAATGTTTTTGCAGCATCTAGCAGCTCTGTCCGCACACCCCACACGTAAACCACCCAGTCCGTGCAGCATGTCTTGCTGCTTTTGTATATTCTAGTCAGCTCTCTAAATTCTACTCCAAAAGCTGACTTGAAGCTAGCCAAGGTGGCTGCCTCATTTCTGCTTGCTGTAAACACAGCCCTGCACTCATCAGGGCGGCCATTTTGAGGTGTCTCCTGTACCTGTTCAGGCGAAGTAACCAAAAGAGAAGTTTCATTTTGACTGGTGTCTATCCCACTGTCTTCAAAGAGCCTCCTCTTGCTGCTCTTTTTATGTGGGCTGAGAGTGACAGCTTGAAGCTGAGGACTGAGATCACACACACTTAGGTCTGATCTTGTTGGTGTGGTATACTTTCGCTTTAGTTCACATAACCTAGAGCGGTCCTCTTCTAATTCCTGCTGATTGAACAGTGCTGCATGGCCTCCTAGCAACGCGCGGTCAACCTCTGTATCCTCATCATCATCATCATCGTCATCATTTATCAAATTTGACACATTTGAATCTGTACTTTTATCAAACATACTCTCTAAATCCTCTAAATCTCCGTCATCATCATCACCACATTCTGCCTCAGTCACCAAATACCATCCCCCATCAACCAGGTTTTCATTACCTCGTTCACCGTCTGCCATGGCGCTGGCCCTTAGCGCAGGTCACACACACGAAGGTCAAACCATCAATAAACAGCTGCTGAAACCTCAGTAGCTGCGCCCTCTCTCCTACCGCCACACATAGACTTAGGGTGCAGCTGCACCTGCCGCAGTTGGTGACAACCCTATAAGGCTGTAATGGCTCCTCCTCTTCCGCGTCCAGACTCTCCCCAGATAAAAGATCTACTGGTAGTACAAGGTCACTAAGCTCTAACTCAACATCTGCAATTGTAGGTTTATTTCCAATCATTCTGCTGATCTAAGCAGTCACCACAGGTATTGCGCCAGCAAGATCTCACTAAAATAAAAGGACTGTGTCTTCTACAGGCTTCTCTTTTCTCCCTTCTAGATAAGAGTCCCAAGCAGCTTGTGCAGCGCACAACAATGCAGTTCAATGATTTACCACAAAGCGCCTCTACTCCGTCCCCCTCCAGTGTGCACTTGGCGTGCAGCACACAGTCTGCCCTTGCTCTATATTTACAGCACGCTATGCAAGCCCCATACGGTGTATCGCCCCTCCAAATTATACACAAGGCTTTAAAATCAAAACGAATCTTATCCTCTACAGTTAACAAGCCCCCGCAAAAGATACAAGGCACAGGAACGTCTGCAGCTTGCTTCTTCAATGCCTCGCTGAGTCCAACTACTGTGGTCGGACGTGCCAT